CATGGATGCGGAAACCTGGATGGATGCCAACAAGGCCATCGAACTGGGCTTCGCAGACGAAATCATGAAGCGATCCGGTGAAGCAGATGCCATGGGTACACCCAATGTATCCATGCTGTATTCCAAGGCATCCGTCATGAACTCCCTTATGGGTAAGATTGCCGCAAAGTGCAAGATCCAGCCCACCACCGCTTCCCAGGAGCCCGCAGGTCGCTCTGTGGATGCCCTGAAAGCGGATCTGAATACCATCAAAAATTACATTTAATCTGGAGGAAAACACTATGACTATTATCGAAATGCGTAACAAGCGTACCAAGCTGCTGTCTACCATGGATGGTTTCCTGGAAACCCACCGCAATGACAAGGGTGTTCTGTCCGCCGAGGACGATGCCACCTATGCCGCCATGGAGAAGGATCTGGCAGCCCTGAGCAACGAGATCAAGCGTATGGAGCGCCGTGAGGCAATTGACGCAGATCTGTCCAAGCCTGTATCCACTCCCATCACCGGTAAGCCCATGACCACTACCGCCGATGGTGAGCAGACCAAGACCGGCCGTGCTTCTGAGGCTTACGCCAAGGATATGCTGGCTGCCATGCGCTCCAACTTCAAGCGGATCTCCAATGTTCTGCAGGAAGGTGTGGATGCGGACGGCGGCTACCTGGTTCCCGAGGAATATGACCGTCGGCTGATCCAGGCCCTGGAGGAATCCAATATCATGCGTCAGCTGGCCACCCACATCACCACTGCCGGTGAGCGTAAGATCAATGTGGCGGCGACCACTCCTGCGGCAGCATGGATTGAGGAAGGCGGCGCACTGTCCTTCGGTGATGCCACCTTCGATCAGATCCTGATGGATGCCCACAAGCTGCACGTTGCCATCAAGGTCACCGAGGAACTGCTGTACGATAACGCTTTCAACCTGGAAAGCTATATCATCACTCAGTTCGGTAAGGCCCTGGGCAATGCCGAAGAGGATGCTTTCCTCAACGGTGACGGTGTGGGTAAGCCTCTGGGCATCTTCGCCGCCAGCGGTGGCGCGGAAGTTGGTGTGACCGCCGCGTCTGCCACTGCCATCACTGCAGATGAGATCATCAACCTGGTCTACAGCCTTAAGCGTCCCTACCGTAAGAATGCCGCGTTCATCATGAACGACCAGACCATCTCCGCCCTGCGGAAGCTGAAGGATGGTAACCAGGCATTCCTGTGGCAGCCCTCCATGCAGGCCGGTGAACCTGACCGCCTGTTTGGTTATCCCGTTTACACCTCTCCCTATGTGCCTACCATGGCAGCCGGTAAGCCTGTCATCGCCTTTGGTGATTTCAAGTATTACAACATCGGTGACCGCGGCACCCGTTCCTTCTCCGAATTGAAGGAACTGTTCGCCGGTAACGGCATGGTCGGCTTTGTGGCCAAGGAGCGTGTTGACGGCAAGCTGATTCTGCCCGAGGCCGTAAAGGTCCTGCAGATGAAGGCTGCTTAAGTAAGGAGGCGGCAGTGATGGAAGAACTTCTGACAAAGGTAAAACAGAATCTGATTCTGGAGCATACGGCAGATGATGCGCTTTTGCAGAGCTTCATCACTGCCGCCGTTTCCTATGCCGAAAGCTATCAGCACATTCCAGCCGGTTCCTATAGTGACGGCATCATGCCGCCCACTACGGAACAGGCCGTCATTATGCTTGCCTCCCACTTTTATGAGTCGAGAGATGGCAGCACAGGCGGCTTTTTTGCGGATAATGTCCAGGCTTCTCAGCAAGTCTGGACAACCGTCAATCTGCTCCTGCGGCTTGACAGAGAATGGAAGGTGTGACCATGAGTTTCGGAAAAATGAATAGTTTTGCTGACATCATTTCTGTCACCGCAGCCAAAGACAGTGAAGGTTTCTCTACCTTTGAGGATACCGTGATCGCCTCCGTTAGGGTATACAGGGAGGGGCGACACGGGTCCCAGCGGTGGGCTAACCTTGCTACTTTTTCCACAGCTACAGATTTATTCCGTTTCCGGATCATACCGGGTGTCACCATTTCCACAGACCACTTTATTGTCTGTGATGGTGACCGGTTTGAAATCACTTCCGTGGAGAATGTAAAGGGCAAGGGTATGTACCTGGAAGTTCTGGCGAAAAAGGTGGTGCCCACCGTTGGCTAAATGTGATGTAAAAATGCCGGAAGAATTTCTGCTGCAAATCTCCCGACTGGGTAAGGATTTCGATTCCATTGCCGAAACCGTCCTGGAAGCCGGCGGAGAAATTGTCCTGCAGAGGGTTCATGGAAATCTTTCTGCTGTTGTGGGTGCGGATACAAAATATGAATCAAGATCCACCGGCGAACTGGTCGGGTCCCTTGGCCTGTCCCCAGTCAAAATCAATGCCCAAGGTAACCATGACATCAAAGTCGGTTTTGCAGAACCTCGTAAGGATGGCGACAGCAACGCAAAGATCGCCAATATTCTTGAGTACGGCAAGCATGGTCAGCCTGCGAAGCCTTTTCTGAAACCGGCGAAAACGGCATCCCGAAAAGAGTGCATCAGCACCATGCAGCAGAAATTCGAGGAAGAGGTGAAGAAACTATGAGTTTGCTGGCGGATATCCAGACTGTATTTTCCATGTTGGACATTCCGGTCGAGACAGGTGTCTTTAAGGATACCGCACCGGATCACTATGCCGTGATAGTGCCTCTGACGGATACCTTTGCCGTCCATGGGGACAACCGACCGGGATACGATGTCCAGGAGGCCCGGATTTCCCTTTATTCCAAAGGGAACTACATGAAGGATAAAAATCGGATCGTTAAGGCTCTGTTTTCACGGGGCTATACGATTACAGAGCGAAGATACATCGGCTACGAGACCGAAACCGGCTACCACCACTACGCTGTGGATGTGGCCCATTATTATGAAATGGAGGAATGACCTATGGCAACAATTGGTCTGGATAAACTGTATTATGCGCCCATCACCGAGGATGCAGAGGGCAACGAGACCTACGGTACCCCGGTGCAGCTGGCAAAGGCAATGAGTGCGGATCTGTCCGTTGAACTGGCAGAGGCTACCCTGTACGCAGACGATGGCGCTGCGGAAGTGGTCAAGGAATTCAAAAACGGCAAGCTGTCTCTGGGTGTGGATGATCTGGGTGCTACCGTAGCATCTGTTCTCAGCGGCTCCACCATCGACAGTAACGGTGTTGTGGTCTATTGCAGCGAGGACGGTGGCACTCCCGTAGCTATCGGCTTCCGGGCAAAGAAGGCCAACGGCAAGTACAAGTATTTCTGGCTGTATAAGGTGAAGTTCGGTATCCCCGGCACGGTGCTTGCCACCAAGGGCGATAGCATCACCTTCTCCACTCCCACCATCGAGGGTACGATCCTGCGCCGGACGAAGGCAGATGACAACGGCAAGCATCCCTGGAAGGCTGAGGTCACCGAGGGTGATTCCAATGTCACCGCCACCGTTATCACCAACTGGTATAACGAAGTTTACGAACCCACCTATGGTGCGGCTGCACCTGTTTCTGAATAAGGAGGTACTGACCTATGGATATGGAACGTAGTGCCGTGATCACCATCGGCGGCGAAGAATATGCTCTGATTCTTACCACCAAGGCAACTAAGGACATCGCCGGTCGGTACGGCGGTTTGGAGAATCTGGGCGATAAGCTGATGAAGACTGAGAACTTCGAACTGGCGATCTCCGAAATCGTTTGGCTCATCACCCTGTTGGCAAATCAGAGTCTTATGATCCACAACCTCAGAAATCCTGACTCCCGGCATACGCTGCTGACGGAGGAAATGGTGGAGCTGCTGACCACGCCCGTGGAACTGGGCGATTTTAGGAATGCAATCACGGAATGTCTGTTGAAGGGTACGAAGCGGAATATCGAAAGTGAGGCAGACACAAAAAACGCGGCAGTCGGGTAAGTGACGAAGAGTTATTTACCCGACTGCTATATTACGGCATCGGCCAGCTTCATCTATCCTGGGATGAGGTTTGGCTGATGCCTTTTGGCTTGCTCCTGGATCTCTGGGAGTGCCATAAGCAGTATAACGGTATCGCAAAACCCAAACGGGAGGTCTTTATCGATGAGATCATCCCACCCGGCATCTAAGAAGGAGGTGTAGGCTCTTGGCAGATACCTTCGGCTTAAAAATCGGTCTGGAGGGTGAGAAGGAATTTAAGAAAGCCCTCACAGAAATCAACCAGTCCTTCAAGGTGCTGGGATCGGAAATGAAGCTGGTCTCCTCCCAGTTTGATAAAAATGATTCTTCTGCCGAGGCTCTGGCGGCAAAGCATAAGGTGCTTGCCAAAGAGATTGACGCACAGAAGGAAAAAATCGAAATGCTCCGTAAGGCATTGCAGAATGCCACGGAGTCCTTCGGTGAGAATGACCGCCGTACTCAGCAGTGGCAGATCCAGCTGAACAACGCTGAGGCTGCTCTGAACGATATGGAACGGGAAATGGCCCAGACTGCGGATGAGGCAGATGACCTGGGTGAGGAACTGGAAGAATCTGCTGATGCTGCGGAAAAGTCCGGTGACCGGTTTAAGAATCTCGGCTCCATTCTGAAAACAGTCGGAGCAGCTATGGGTACGGTGGTGGTTGCCGCCGGTGCTGCCGCCATCAAACTGGGTACGGAAGTTGTACAACAGTTTGGTGAGCTGGAGCAGAACCTGGGCGGCTCGGTAGCTGTATTCGGTGAGTACGCTGCGGAGATCCAGAAAACCGGCGAAGATGCCTATCGCAACCTGGGCCTGTCCCAGAGTGAATATCTGGCAACTGCCAATAAGATGGGCGCTCTGTTCCAGGGCTCCGGTTTGGATCAGCAGAAAAGTCTGGAACTGACAACCCAGGCCATGCAGAGAGCCGCGGACATGGCATCTGTCATGGGCATCGATATGTCCATGGCCATGGAGTCCGTTGCCGGTGCCGCCAAGGGTAACTTCACCATGATGGACAACCTTGGTGTTGCCATGAATGCCACCAACATTGAAGCCTATGCCCTGGGTAAGGGTTTTGACTTCTGTTGGAACAAGGCATCCCAGGCAGAAAAGGCCGAAATGGCCATGATGATGTTCCTGGAAAATACCGAGCAATATGCAGGTAATTTTGCCAGAGAAGCGACTCAGACCATAACCGGCTCCATTGGCCTTCTGGAAGCGGCGGTTGGTTCCTTTACTGCCGGTCTGGGCAATGCCGATGCTGATATGGTGAATCTGACAGCGAATGTAGTAGATGCCTTCCAGGCTGTAGTTAACAATGTGGTGCCGATCATCGAAAATGTGATCACTGCGCTACCTACAGCATTGGGGGGCATTTTGTCTGCCGTGGCAGATCTGATTCCTAGTCTCATGACTGTGGTGACGGATCTGTTCGCCCAGGTTCTTTCGATGCTCATGTCGCTGTTGCCGCAGCTGATCCCTGTGGCAGTAGAAGCAGTCATGACCATCGTCAACGCTCTGGTAGAGAATGTGGCTCTGCTGGCTGATGCGGCTTTGCAGCTGATCACCTCTTTGGCTTCCGGTCTTGGTTCGGCTTTGCCGGAACTCATCCCGGCGGCAGTGGAAGCGGTAGTCACCATTGTGCAGGGTCTGGTGGACAGCCTGCCCCTGGTTCTGGATGCCGCCCTGCAACTCATCACCGGACTGGCAGAGGGTCTGCTCAATTCCGTCCCGGTCATCATCGAGGCAATGCCGGAAATCATCGACTCCATCATTGATTTCATTATCAATTCCATTCCGCAGATCATCCAGACAGGCATCCAGCTGCTGACCTCGCTGATCACAGCCCTGCCGCAGATCATTACCACGATCCTGACGGCGATCCCCAAGATCATCGACAGTCTGGTGACCGATCTGCTGAACTCCATCCCGGACATCATTGACACCGGTGTGGAACTGCTGATTTCCCTTATTGAGAACCTTCCGCAGATCATCAGCATCATCGTAACGGCAGTGCCGCAGATTGTCGGTGAGCTGGTCAATACCTTCGCCGCCAATGTTGGTCTGATCATTGCCGCCGGTGTAAAGCTGTTCATTGCGCTGATTGAGAATCTCCCCAAAATCATCGTGGAAATCGTGAAAGCGGTTCCGCAGATTATTGCAGCATTGGTATCCGCTTTCAGTGAAGGTGTATCCCAAATGAGCAGTGTGGGCCAGAACCTGGTTCGGGGCCTGTGGTCTGGCATCCAGTCCCTTGCAGGATGGTTGTGGAACAAGGTGTCTGCCTGGATTAGTTCCATTTGGGATGGAATCTGCAATTTCTTCGGAATCAGATCGCCTTCTCGCGAAATGGCTTGGGTGGGCGAAATGCTGGTCAAGGGCCTGTCCGGCTCCATTGAGGACAATGGTGATGATGCTGTCAGAGCAGCAGAAGCCATGGCCGGCGACATCAACGATGTGATGCATGGTCTGGCTGCGGATCTGTCCACAAGCCTGCCTTCGCAGATCGATGTGAACGGCAGCATCGGCACCAACGGCATTCCCGGTACTACAGCGGCACAGACAGTGATCAACATCTATCCTCAGACTCTGGATGAGGCGACCATCGACTATCTGTTCGTGAAATTCAATGCAAGATTGGGGGCGGCGATTTGAGAAAGTTCTATATGGAAAACAATCTGGGTGTCAGACGTGCCTTAAATGGCGAGTCTGGCATTTTTCTTTC